TTTGTTGGTATGCTCCGAGGGAGTTACCGAGACCGGAAGCAATGCCTCCGGCGATGACTGAAGCTCCGGCTCCTTGGAAGAATTCGTCGAGACCGAGAACGGTCGCGCATCTTCGAAGAGAGTGGTCAGAGTCGAGAAAGTCTTCGAGATGGTCGTAATCATCGAAGGTCTCGATTTCATCGTCAGAGCTTTCTGGGAATTCGACATCCTCAGATTGGTAGCTTTCGTCGAGTTGAAGTTGACGAACGGCAGCAGCAATGTCTCGAAGAGAGAACTGGTGAAAGTTCTGAGCGCGTGTTGTAGTTTCGCGGTATTTCTCTTCGAAAGCAAGTCCCGAAACTGTCGGGAGGTCGGTGACGACTGCTCCGTATTGAGGATTTCTCCAGATGAGTTGGCTAGCGTCAGTAATTGCATAACGGTAGTCTTCGATTTTGCCAAAGATCTCATGAGAACACTTCTCAGGAATCCAAACAACGGAAAGTTTTCCGTAGTTGTATCCATCACGGAAGACGTCAACAGTGAAACTTTTGGATCCGAAGATCTGGTTGATTCGTGTGGTGAAATTACTCATGCTAGTCATCACTGGTTTGTTGTCGCGAACAGTCAAAGGTGCACGAACAGCAATTGGCTGCTCTGCAAGGACCATTCGTCGGAGGCCAGGGGTGACGCTCCTGAAAACTCCGAGAACGCGAGAGATGACTTCGTCAAAGCCTTTCATGACTGTAGCCCAGTCAACGTAGAGCTCTCCTTTTGGATCAGGGGTTTCGATGAAAACCCAGACTCCTTTGGGTCCGTAGGCGTAGTTAGCCTGAGAGTTGACTCGCATGACGACGGCAACTGTATCAACGCCATTGATGACGCAGGGAACTGCTTCGTCCATAGTCCAGTAGGCATTTGGATTGCCGTTGGCAAAGAACTGAGCTGGTGTCTGAGTTGTCGTCCATCCTTGAGGGATGTTTTCGAGAGCTGTCTCGAGAGTGATCATCGCTGGATCAGAGTCTGGTTGACTGGAAGACGGCCAGCCAAGGAATTGTGGCTTGGGTGGAGCGCGATTGTTTGTCGTGTAGTTATAAATCCACGACTTCGTGATCTCAGCGTCTCTGTTTTCTCGATAGAGAAGGCGTCCACAGATTCCGGGTGTTGATTCACTTTCGGTGATGTTTGGTTGTCCGAAAGAGCCAGGAAGGGTGAATCCGTTTCCTGAATTGAAATCGGAATCTGAATGTCCAAGTTGATCTGCTGGGTAGTCTTGAATGCCATAGTAAGGATAGACAGTGGAGTCCGCAACGAGACGGGCTCCAGTGCCGAATTCCTTACCAATGTCAAAGATGACCTCAGCAGGTGCTCCGGGAAATCCAACGAAGTTGTTGACTGCAAAGTTGGCAGGTGATGGTTTGGACCAAACTTTGTAAGCGACAGTCGGACCCTGGTCTCCGGTGAAGGAAGAGAGGGGGGTATAAATCATGCCGACTAGTCGTGGACGAGCATCGAGCTCAGCAGTTGTTGGACTGAAGAGTTGAGTTGGTGTGAGCCAGAGATTGTTCGGACGACGATCGGCTAGAGTGATCGTCTCGGAGAAACTTCCTTGCATGGGAATGATTTTCCCAGGATATCTCTTGGTGTCATCCAAGGTGTAGGCTCCTTGTTTGAAAGGGAGCCATCCGACCCACATCGCTCCAGAGAGAGCGGCGTTAGCAAAGACTTCGAGAGAATAGTCGAAGTTTGCTTGAACGGCAGAGTGAGCCATGATGTAAGCCTTGGTGTTGTCGCCAACGTTCGTCCCGTATGGAATCTCGAAGAGAGTCGTAGCGGGTCCGGCATCGGTGCCGAAAGAGCCCGAAAGGACCAAGGAAGGTGTACCGCGAACGGCATCTTCCAAGATGTACTTTGGTCCAGTGTATTGGATGGTTGAAACGGGCATTGCACTGGCTCCCATGATGTCCTCGGTAGAAGGGGGAGTCGTGTCGATGGCGACGGGCATCACGGCGGTTCCGTTGGAAAGTGGAACGTCGCGATAGTTCTGGTCAACTGCGCTGGTGGTTGCGGCTGCCATGCTCGAAGCGGCGGCTGCAGGAACGTTGAGTCCAGAAAGCATTGGTGATGCCGCGGACTGGTATTCCTCTTCTTCGTAGAAGTAGGTGAACAGTCCAAAGATATCCTCTTCCCAGTCGTACTGGGGAAGGAGATCACGGAAGTCTCGACCTTCGAGGGTCATAGACTTGACGACAATTGCTTGGTCAATGCCAGGGATGACTTCGTATCTGACATTGTCGGCGACTTTCGTTTCCAAGATAGGTAGCGGATGTACGGCTACGTAGACCTTGGCGATACGAGTCGCCCTTGATGCCTTGCGCGCGAAGGTAAGGTGATTCTTCGCAAGATTCCTGCAGATGGTGTTCCATCTGGAGGATAACTGTTGAGGCTCGGCAGTGACATCTTGACTGACGGCCTTGATTGATGTTGGAATTGGGGTGGAATTTCCGGCATGCCCTTGGGTAGGGGTGGAAGGTGAATAAGCGCTTGCTGCGCCATCCATGCCGGGGAAAACCTGGCGTCCTGATTGATGGACTTCTTGAGCTCCGAGGGCTCGGAGTTGGGGGTGTGGAGCTTGGAAATAGTACTCCACAGGTTTCTGATAGAAGTCGTGAGCGCTGCGATGATGATTCGCAGCCGCTTCGTAAGTTCCGAAGCTGGTGTCACAGGACAAACACTTGAATGGGCCAGAGTAGGCGCATTCGTGGGACTTCGCCGCAAAGGGTGACCCTCTGAAGTCGCAGAAGGGTCCGCTACACGGGAGTTCGATGAGAACTGCCGGGTGCGAGTTGAGGCGGTGTTTGACATAAGTCC